GTTTCATAATACCTGTTAGCATGTGGAATCAAAGGTTGAATATATTTCTGTTGCAACCTGAAAGAATTGCAGTGAATCAACCAACCCTTGTATGAATTGATTGAACACCATTCAGAATAATTCATCAGATTTCCACTATTGACCTTCTTCCTGATGTCTGTCATCTTTCTTTTCATCTGCTTGCAGGTGCTTTTTCGTAACAGTGTATAATTCAGGAAAATTCTATATCCAAGGAAATCAACACCCCTGACATAAGTGGGGAATATCTGCCAATTGTCTTTTATAGTCAAATGCAGTTCATTCTTGAAATACATATCAATGTCATCTTTCAACTGATGCAGACCTTCTTTTGTTTCACCAAATATCACAATGTCATCCATATATCTGTGATAATGTTTGACAAGCTTTTCTTCCTTCAACCAATGGTCAAAAGACGAAAAATAGAAGTTCCCTGAATACTGTGACAGATAGTTTCCAATTGGAACACCTGTGTTTCCTTCTGTTGAATCAATAATTTCATAAAGCAACCACAACAAATCCTTGTCCTTGAACAGCTTTGCATATTTTGCTTTCAGAATGTCATGGTCAATGGAAGGATAATATTTTCTTGCATCCAACTTCAAACAATACTGACAACCCTTGACATCTGTCTGCATATCATGCTGAACCCTTTTCAATCCAAAATGGATTCCCCTTTCAGGAATTGCTGAATAAGTGTCAATTGTCAGGTTTTTAATCAGTATAGGTTCAATCACTTGCAGGATTGCCCATTGACATATTCTGTCAGGAAAGTATGGAAGTTTGAAAATTTCCCTTTCTTTGCCACTGTCATTTTTGATGAAAGTTTCATATTTTGATGTGTGATAGGTTTTATATTTCAACTGATTCTGCAACAATCCCAAATAATAATCAGGATTTTCATTGACCATTAAAACTTCTTGATACCACCCTTTTCCCTTTCTTGCATTTTGGTGTGCAAGTTTCAAATTTTCCATGTCATAGATTTTTGGATATAAATTCCCAAATCTTTTCATGTACTGTCATTCTCTTTTCTGTATGCATTAAAGTCAAGTTTTCGCATCACAGAACACTGTGACCTACTAACACAACCTTCCTTCTGTGCCTGATTGGAAATCAGGACTTTTGTGTTTTGCCAAGTGGCAGGGTCAGACAATTCAAACTATATGAAAACAAGGACAACCGCTTTTGAAAGTCCTTGTTTTTGGTGAATTTAATGCATTTACTAACTGACTGCTGATATTCCGATTACGATTCCTGACACTATTATTCAAATTCCAATAGAAACTGCCTGCACCAGAACCATTATTCCAATTACTGCCTAATTGAGTAATCTTTTTATGGATTTTCTGTTGCAGGTAGCCACAACATGTTTTAAAAATCAGCATTGTCTGACCCATATATTCAATTTTTAAGCAACCATTTTCTGCTTCCATGCAGTGATATTTGTTGCATAAGATGTTGCAGTTGCTTTGGTAGGAACATACACCAACCGACCGCCGATATGCCGAATACGAACCCCGACACCATTATTCAAACTCCAACAGAAACCGCCCGCACCAGAACCACTATTCCAAAAACCGCCCAATAGAGCAATCCTATATCCATTCAGATTTGCAGTGATATATGTATAATCACCAACAGAAACTGAGCTATTTCCAAGACATTCAGAAGCCATGAACAACCAATCAAAATCTTCACCGCCATATCCCATTGCTGAAATATAACCATTTGTATTTGTGACAGTGAATCCTGCACTTTCATAATTTCCTGAATTCTTAGATTCAGCAAAGTTGAAGTCATTTGCAATGTATGGAATACCACCCTTCTGTGAACCATTTCCATAAATGTTGATTCCATAAACGACCTTCCAAATATTACCCCAAGGATTTTCAACACCCCTGTATGTAATGCTTGTTTTGCCGTTTGCGGTTTGGGCTGTTCCGGTGTAATCGGTTGTAGAATCTGCCTGACCTGTACCATTGCCAATACTGGAAGTCGAACCTGTCAGGGAAGAACAGTTGTAAGAACTGTTATCTGATATAGAAACAACACCGTTTGCAATGGCTGTTTGCAGGTTCATCATTCCCATTTCAATAATCATCAACATCTGATTAGCACTTTCAGCCTTAATCAAATCATTATGCCAACCGTCACCCCTGTTCTTTGCAAGGGTTTCAAGGTCAGGTCTTGTGATATAGGAAATAGGCTGACAACCTGCGATAGAACCAAGTTTATCAGTAGCGGTTTTCACCGTTTGGGCTGAATAGTTCATGTTGTCAGTAATCCAAGCACCTGTTCCATCACTTCCGGCATCTGCATCCCATAATGCAGCTTCAAAGGCTGAAAGAAGGATATAATCAACTTCATTTCCGCTTGCATCAATGAAAGCCGGATGCAGTTTGAACCCGGTCTTTTCCTTGGTGGAAACATAGTAATTTGCTTTTCTAAGATGATAACCAACACCATCTGTTTGTGCATCCATTTTCAGCGGTACAACCTTGTAATAGAACTTTGGCTGATAAACCATAACCTGACCCATAGAACCATCTTCTGCATAATCATCATCCCCATACCATGCAACAATAGTTCCATCATCAGCCACATTACAGCGTTTTCTTCCACCAAACATTTCAAACTTATCAAAATCTGAACCGCCTGTAAGGTCATAAGCACCTGCCAAACGCTGAAAAGATTTGTTTTCATAGTCAACCTGAATACCAACAATATCTTCATCAGTATAACCCAAGTAAGCCTTAATATCTTCAACCCCGGTTAAGATTTCCCTTGAATTGAAATTTGCTTCATCAAGGGCTGTAAGGTTAGAAGAAGCCGTTGCATTTTTGCTATCCAAAGCAGCCTTATTTTCATCCGCTGTCTGATTGGCTGTATCCAAAATTGTTTTCTTTTCATCAGCGGTGGTAACCACTTCCGACAAAGCAGATTTTTTTGTTTCAGAATCATCAATCACACCTTGCAACTGTGTTTTTGCTGTTCCGGCATTGGTGATTGTGGTATTCAAATTTGTTCGGGAAGTTTCAGCATTTGTTCTTGCATCATCCAAATTTTTCTTTGAAGTATCCGCTGCTGTTTTGGAACTGTCAAGATTGGTCTTGGAAGTTCCTGCTGCTGTAATGGAAGCATCAAGGTTTGTCTTTGCCGTTTCTGCATTGGTCTTTGCAGTATTGGCATTGGATGTTGCTGTTTCCAAATTGCTTTTGGCGGTATTAGCTGTACTTGTCGCATTGGTTAAGTTGGTTTTGGCGGTATTAGCCGTTTTAGTAGCTGTTTCCAAATTGGTTTTTGCGGTATTAGCGGTGGAAGTGGCTGTTTCCAGTTCCTTCTTTTTGGCTTCACCATCTGTAACGGCTGCATTGTAATTAGATACTGCCTGTTCAACATCATCCTTTGCAGCAATGATTTCTGTTTTCAAATCCTGATAGCTTTCATTATCATCATTGACCTTTTCCAAGGCATTGATGATAGAAGAACGCACTTCTTCACCGTATTCTGCATTTTGAATCTGCTGAATATAAGGGTCAATGTTTGCCATTATTCTACACCTTCTTTCTTTTCTTCCTGTTTTGTCTGCTGCTGCATCTTGTTCATATCAGAAACCAATTCAAGGTTTTTTCTGCTGCGAACCTCTGAAAGCAAATCAAGAACAATTCCTTCCATCAGATAAGCCGGAAGATTTGTTTTTTCGCTTATCTGATTGAAAGCATCAATCATCATTCCCTTTGCGTTTTCAAGCATAATTGATAAGGGCATATTCTCCATTTTTTTTTCATCCTTTCTATTTATTACCTGCATAAAATTCAACAGGTGGTTTGGTATATACTTCATCCGTTGCAACAGATGAAGGTAACTTTGCACAAAAGGCTTTCTTTTCAAGATACGAATAAGGGTCAACCCATTCAGGTTTATCATATTTCATATCAAGTTTTTCACATAGTTCTTGAATAGCCTTAATGCAATAGTAAACAAGTTTATCAGTTTTCAAAGTTAAGTGACCATCTTTTTCATCCTCTCCAATCAGTTCCGGGGCTGTAAGCATTAGTTGTTGTGCAATGATACCAATATCTTGATGAATCCCTGTTTGAATCCAATCAAATTCTTTCAGGTCAACAGCATTTACAACTTCCAATCCTTGAATTTGTGTATCCTGAATGTTGGTTTTCAACCTTGCATCAGAATTATTAGTATAACCCCAACCATTCAAATTCAAGGTATTGTAAAATTCAATGTCAACACTATTGTAAATTGCAAATTTCTTGTTCAAACCATCAATCATTACAGCGTTATCATTTGAACTATTGCACCAAGTCATTTTCCCCCTGAAACCACAACCGCCATTTGACCACACCTGAAAATACTGTGAATCGGTCAAGTAAAGGTTTCCATCTGCATAGGTAGGACAAGAAAAATGAAGTCCTTTCTTGTCTTTGCTATTATTGTGATGGTAAATCAATTTGGCTGTGTAAGTG